ACATCATATATTTTTAATTCTATAACATACTTGCTTCAAAACAAGTTCCTGAACAATAACCATCATCTGTTTCTAGTGGTGTACCACATTCTGAACATTCGTATTCTTTCTGTTCGTGTGGATTTAAACAATCATACCATTCCATATCTTAAATATTAAAAATTAAACCTATTAATAATCTACCTACGAAATAGCTTGGTGCTAAAATCAATACTAATGTTTGTAATTTTTTCATTTGTTCTGTTTTAAAAGGGAGGTTTTACCCTCCCTTTGTTATTATAATTTTATTCTATCTTATAGCTATAACCTTATATATTAGCTCGATATCAGATTTTATTGCTTCTCTAAAAAATTCTTTATCTTCAGTTAATGAGTTTAATAAAGATTTAAGTTTTGAAATTCTGTTTTTAAGGTCTTGAGTTGTTCTCGTGTAATAGTTAAATTGTTCTGATCTTGATTTTGTAGTCATAATAATATATTTGTTTTAATTATACACCAAATATAAAACTATTTATTTAATTAACAAAATATTTAATAACTTTTTTTAGTGTAAAGTATATTTACCAAAGTTTGGTTTGCTTAATACTGAATAAGTAGCATATCTGATAGCATCAATAATATGGTTATTTTTATCAATAGGCTTATTAATCATTTTCCCACTTCTATCTTCCTGCCATTTGTAGTTTCTAAATTCTTGGATTGCATTATGGCTATCCTTTAGAATATGTATTTTAAATCGTTTTAATAGATCTATTCCTGCATTTATACTATCAGCACCTTTTAAACTTGGTCGTACATTCCAACCCATTCTGCGTAGTTCTTCAATCAATCTAGGCTCTGCTGAATCAAAGTATATTGTTTGTCTTTCTATTCCAACTTCTTTCCATTTCTTATGTATGTCTATTGTAGTCATTTGAGTTTGATACAAATGTTCTTTTACATAAAGGTCATAGTCTTTTCTATAAACAGAAACTAAACTTGTAGGATCATTAGTATATCCTGCATCTGCTCCATAGCTTATAAACTCAGCATCTTCAGGAATTTGATTTACCTCAACATAACTAAATATAGTTGATTTACTGATTCCTTTTATACCAAGTCCATAGATTTGCCAATATTGTTCATCAGTATATTTTAGCCTTTCAATTTCTTCCTTAATGCTATCACTAAGGAAGCTATTATCCAAATAAGTAGTAATATTAAAATCGGCATCTTGTCTTGGTATTACCTTGTCATAAATCCAATGGTACTCGTCTGATGGATTAAAGTCAAGAATTATTTTTTCATCTGTTCTAAATATTAATTGTTGCCAATCTTCATAATCTAACTCATTGGCTTCATTTATAAATAGTAAGTTTCTTTTTCTACCTCTAACTTTTTGTGGTTGATCTAAAGAAATAAATTCTACTAGATTTCCATTTATCTTGTATTCGTGATTTGATTTATTATGATTAGCTTCAAAGTAGCAATTATGTATTTTTAATATATCTAAAAAATCCCTCATTACAGATGCCCTAACTGATGGGAATGTTTTTCTACATATTGTTATTGTCTTTCCTGTATTCTTTAATGAATAATGAAATATAATATAAAGCAGGATGTTATACGTCTTACCTGACCTTGTTCCACCCTGTTCTATTGATATCTTTTTATCAGACTTTAAAAGGTGTTTAAAAACTACGTTAGTCTTTATTTTCAATTATCTCAATTTCAAAGTGTGATGGCATTCCGTCTGCTCCTGTTATTTCTTGTCTTTCTACATAACCCCTTTTCTTTCCTTTTGTCTTTAAATAGAATATAGTTGCTGCAGTTGAATCTGCTGCTATCTGTTTATGTAATTGACTTTCTGCAAAGTCTAAAGCTACATTCTCTATTTCCTGTACTGCTATTGCAAACATCTCATCTTCCTTTAACCATTTGTAATATGTGCTTCTAGGTATATCTGCTTTCTTACAAGCAACAGTAACAACACCTAGACTTTGCTCTAGCGCTGCTAATAGTGATTCTTTTTTTATATGTCTACTTTCGTTCATTATTTATATTTATTTCATTTCAAATAATCCTGTTAACCTATTTTCTGAGTCAATATTTTTAAACTCTGCTTTATTTGTATTTATACTTCTACCAAATCTTTTACAAACCCATTTATTAGATTTTTTTAATGCATATATCAAACTAGGTGCTGATGTTGTTATAGAATATCTATATTTATTTTTTTTAAATATATTACCAACTTCATTTAAAAATTTAATACCAAATCCTGCACCTTGATAATCAGGTAAAATTACTAACCTATGAACTTTTTTCATATTTTTCATTTTTGGATGAGGAAAATGTAATGCACTCAAAAATCCTGCTATTTCATCATTTATAGTTGCTATAAAAACTTTAGCTGCATTATTATGAGTATGACTTAAATAGTGGTGTTTAGAAAACATTTTCCAAATTTGTTTATCTGATGCTTCGTAGATTTTGAAATCAATTTTTGGTCTATTTTTTTTTTGCCCTTCAAATGATTGAAAGGTCATAGTATCTGTATTAAAAACCCAATCAGGTAATAACCAATCTTCAACATCATAATGACAACCAACTGCTATAAATTTTTTATCACTTTTTCTTATTGCTTTTTGAATTGCAAAACTTCCTATTTTTGCTACATTTCTATCTACAACACTTGTAAATTCATCAAAAACAATCATTTCATTTTTTTCTAATATAGATCTTGCTAAATCAACCCTCATTTTTTGACCATTAGATAATACTGAATAAGGTTTTAACCAACTAGGTGGACTAGAAAAACCAACAGAATTAAAAGCATTTGTTATATCTGACACAGAACAATAACTTGGCATATCATCTAAAATTGATTTATCTGTATATTCAAATTTAGTAATATAAAAATCTTCAAATAATTGTTTTGCTATTGTTGTTTTACCACTTCCACTTTTACCTACAATTAAACCAATCTTCCAATCATTAGATAAATCTATTGATCCTTTAAATCTTTCTGTTGATTCATTAGATTGTAAGTCAAATTTACCTATAACAGACGAAACCCTAAATGTTAAATCTGTTTTATTTGTTTTTACAATGTCAAAATTCGGCATATATATCCTTTTTCTATTAATTCATTATATAATTTTTCTTGTTCTTCTTCATTTTCTATTTCTACTTCTATCCTATAAGAACTTTCAATAGTATCTGATATATCATTTAATTCTTTTTCTTCTTCTTCAAATGGAAAACCATCTAGACCCCAATCCTCTAATTCTTTTACATCCCAATCATTTGCTAAAATATCCCAATCCCATTCCCCAAAACCTATATTGTCTTTAATTATAAATTCCTGTGCTTTTTTTTCATCTAAATCATCTGCCTGTATAATATAGACTTCTTTTAATCCTATTTCCTTACAAGCCTTGTAACGCATATTACCACCTAAGATAATATTATCCTTATCAACCACTATTGGTCTAAGTGATAACATCTCGGGAAATTCCTTTACACTATTAACAAGTTTCTGAAACTTATGCTTATTTATGAATCTAGGGTTAGCATCATTTTCTTTTATAGATGATATACTAACCTTTTGTATTTTTGCTTTAATCATTGTAATAAATTTTCTCTAAGGTACAAAAAAATTATTTTCTGTATATTCTTGTAATTACTAATTGAAATATTCCAAAGTAAATAACAATATCTTCTTCGTATATTTCTTTATCTTCAAAGGGATAATGTCTGATCCCAAACAAAACCCCTTTAAAAAAACCTGCTTTAATTTCGTAACGTAATAACTCCATAGTATATAATTTGTAGTATAACGTTTTTAAAATTACTTTTTATTTACCAATGCATACCATCCATTGATGTACTACTTTCTATTACTTGGCACTTATCCTCACTTTTCCAAGACCAAGATTTTTTCAATAAACTAATTCTTTCTATAATTTCATCTATTCTATTTTTAGGTAAACCATCAAATAACATTAATATTTTTTGATCATCAAAACTATAATTTTTAGAATTTAATTTTATTTCTTTAAGTTCTTTTTCAAGCTGAAGATTTTCTTTTTTAATTTTCCTGTATTGATTCTGTAAAAAATGGACTTGATCTATTTCATCATAGTTTAATTTACTTTTGAATTGAAAGCAGGATTCTAATTCAGAAAGTTCTTCGTTACTTTTCTTGTAAATTGGATACATCTTTACTAAATGTATAACTGATGCGTGATCTGTTTTCTTTCCCATTGAAGTAAAAAAGTTAGCAATACTTGTCCATCGCATATTCATTTTCTTTCTAAAGATATAACAAGCCAATGCCCTTAATTCTACATATTCTCGTTTTCTAGTATTTTGAAATATATCTATTCCTGTCATTTCAATAATACGTTCTGATATTTTTAAATAGTCTTTATTCATTTCTTAAAATTTTTATTTCTCGTTCTAAATAATCTTTTGCTTTTAATAGATCTCCTAATTCATCTTTCTTCTTTCCTGCTCTAATAACATATTTTAATACGTTTCCTCTGCTAAAATTTAATTCATAATCATTTATGATATCTATTACATCATAATCTTTTCCGTTATCGTAATGTACTTGTGTTGCTTTCATTCTGTTCTTAGTTTTAAAAGGTGATAGCATTCAGCATACTTATGCCTAGCTTTGCCTCTATATTCTTGTTTAAATAATTCGTATAGCTTTCTAGTATATTGGTATTTAGTTTGGCAATCTGCATAATACTTTTCTGCAAACCTTTTACCTTTTCCCTTAAAGTAATTTACATTGTCTGCAGTATCTCCTGCAATCATCTGCTCATAAAAATTATACATAGCTTCATCTTCTGATATGTCAAGTATTTCTTGGTGCTTGTAATGATAGTTATACATCAGGCAAGGAAACTGCTTGTAGTCTTTGTCTATTGATACAATCATAACTTCATTTCTTCCTAGTTCTTCTGATAACTTTTTCCAATACCTTGCAACCATATCATCTGTTTCTACTCCATAACCTACAACACTATCATAATGACTTTTTACAAAATCGTGCATTTCGTGTAATAATGGTGGTAATTCTGTTTTTTTCCTATTGGCTTTGTATTTCTTAGTTATTAGCTTTCTAAAGTTGCCTCTAGATCCACTAAATGTAATTACCTTATCTATATTATAAAGTTCTTCTAAGTGGTTTACAATAGCCATATATTGCTCATCAAACTTATTTCTAGCATCAGCTATGTCTGTATAATACTTTTCATCCTCAGGATGTTCTCGCTTCCTATAACAGCTTGCAAATACTAAACTATCTGCATCAACTAATAATATCATAATATATCCTGTATTGCTCCATCAATATACATTATTGCATTTTGACAAGTGTTATCTTCTGTTTCTCCATTTTCAATATCTTCTAAAGCATTTATGTAAATATACCTTATCTGTCTTTCTAACATAGGAAATTCTGCTATTGACTTCATACAATGTCTAGCTAAATCTCCAATATTTATAGTTGTTTTTTTCTGCTTCATAATTCTTTTAATGAATCTTTAATTGAACTTAAATGCATATCCTGCATTTTTTTATTTTCTTTTACAACCTGATCTACTATAAAACCTAAGTCTTTAAATAAATGTTCTACATTAAAAACAACCCAGTTATCTTTTCCATATCCAATATGTAATTCTCCATCTTGGCAATAAAGGTGATTTGTTTCGTGTATGTATGTAGTTTTATTTTTCTTCATATTGTGATAAATTTATTTGTAAGTAATTTCTTAAATCTGATTTTTCTTTTATTCTAAAATTGATTGTAATATCAGTTATAGATTGGTCTTGTTCTGTATGGGATTCGATTGATTTTTTAACCTCACCCCATAGTGCTTCATTTACTTTCATTTAATTAAAGTTAAATCTAATTCTTTAGCTACATAGTTGATATGCTTTTGCGTAGTAATAGACCAATAACCTAATTGGTGTAATTTACTTCCATCAATTCTTGCTACTATTGTTGAATAACTCCAAACGTTATTTCCTTGAATTGATAAATTTTGCTTGTACTTTGGTAATTTATACATCTGTTCTGTTTTTATTTGTTAAACATATTACCTATTTCTAAACCCTTATTTAAACCCTTTTCAAATTCTTGGTTTGCTAAATCACATAGTATATCATTCAATGCGATAAACTCATCTGTAGTTAGGTTTAATTTTAAATCATTTTTTCTTGCAAATGCTTTTGCTAAATTTGATTTTTTTGTTTCTGTTGCCATTTTGTTCTGTTTTAATAATTAATAAAGTATAAATATAATATAAATATACTTATAAACAGAAAATTTAATAACTTATTTTTCAGAAATATTAATATTTATTATACTAGCATCGTTTTCTTCTAGTAAATAAACATCTTTAAGAAGTCTTTTTTTTGTCCACATTGTAGTGTCAGGACAATATTTTTTTACAGGTATTGGCATCTGTAGATTGTTCAGCCAATATAAAAAGTTGCCTTTAGGATCATTAACAAAATATAATTTAATTACATCTTTATCTAATGACATCAGAGCATCGTACTTGTCTTTCTCAAGCATCTTCTGTTCATAATACTTATTACGAAATTTCATTTCAATAACGCAGTCTTTTCCCCTTGGTGTTTTACCTATTGCATCGTATCTAGTAAAACCATCACCACACCATTCTAAATCCCATCCATCTAGGTTAAGCAGGAATACAACTGCCTTTTCCCACTTATTAATCTTTTTTAATCCCATTGTTCCAAATAATATTCAAATCTTTTATCCATTGAACTATTCTTTTAGGGTTACAAGTACAGGGTTTATGGTATTTATGGTTGTGGTACTTTGCGTGGAGTTGGCAAACCAATTCAAATTCTTCAGAGGATAGGTGCTGTTTTTTACCCATTCTAAATTTTCTCCAATCAATTCTATCTTCTTTTTCAAATTTTACCATCTTTTAATCTTTATGTTATTAAGACTTTCACGTCTTTTATCACAATTACATTTTGTTCCTTTATAAGTATGATATTTATCTACTAGGTATTTAATACCTGTATATTTAGTTATGTAGTAAATTAGATCTCCTAGTTTCATTATATTGATTTTAAAATTTCTAAACAAAGTTGGTTTGGTATTTTACTTCTATTATAATTACCTTTTACTCCCTGCGTTCCTGTTCTACTTCCCCTTG